GCCCCGGTATCAGCGGCGTAGGTTGTAGTCCTTTTCAGGATATCGCCATGCCTGGCCGGGTGGGCGTCTGCGGTCGGCGCGACAATCTCAAACACTTCCCCAAAGCCCTTGGTAGTCGGGGCGTCGTCGTCGGCGTTCGGTAGTAACGCTAATGAAGTTTCAAGTGCCTGGAGAATGGCGTTTATCTGCGCCGCTCTGGCCGTGGTTCCTGCGGTCAGGAGCAGGGTTGTATTGTCGAAGTAGTCTTTACCGGCCATTGTTATCTCCTGCGGTTTTTGACTGAATATTCAACTCGTAGTCCATGTAAGGTGTGGGGCTCTTCATATGTCGCATTGTGGATGATGAGCAAACCAAGATTGCGCCCTAGCCCGTCTATATACCCATCTGCTTCCCCAATTGGCGAAGCGCTCCAAACGAAGCTGCCCCAGATTGCTGCATCCCAAAATCCTCCCCCGCCTGTGAAGCTGAAATCTTGCGCTATTGAACTAGGAGCGTCTGAATCAGAATACGCGAAATCAGGGTAAACTGTCAATGATGTGCCTGATTTAGCAGTTAATTCAACCGTTGCCCGGAGGAATCTTTTATTCAGGTTAGGCGACCCGTAATGGTGGAAAGGCAATCTGATCGAGGCTGCAATCTCCGAACCGTCAAAGCTGGTCCCGGAATCAAGCCGGTATAAATATCCGCCCGTTGACCCGAAGAGAAGCACTTCGGTGCCGTCTGAGTTTTCTCCCGACCAGCAGCAGTTTACTTTCACGCCAAGGTCAATAACCGTCGCGCCCTGGAGTTTATGTCCGCGAAAGGTTAAATAAAGCGCTGTGTTATCTTCAAAGAAGACCCGGAATTGGCTCTTCTCCTTGACGACCATCGACGCGGTAACATTACTGGTTCTCTGCTCAAGGTACGGCTGGACCAGGACTGAGACTACATTGTCCTTGAAATCCCCGAACTCTTGCGCTGCCGACAGGGTAGTTATGCCACGGTCGTCGAAGTAGATTGGCTCGGTGAATCCTTGGATGCTACGCTCTATCGCTCCTGATTCAAAGGAATGGCTTGATAATACCCAATCGTCAACTGACGTCCCCTGCAATATAGCGGTTGAGTTGCGCCCGAAAATAGCCATCTGCCCGCCGGGGACTGATTCGAATCCTGTTATCTCGTCACCCAGTCCAATTTCAGCTGCTCCGGTTAAGGCAGAGAATGTAAGTGGTACTCCACGTGATGAATGTTGCACCGACCCGCCAGGGAATGAATAAAACAGGTGATTCTTATGCGCCTTGACATGCTGCGGGGTGTCGGTAGCCATCCCGGTGCGAATGAAGATTACCGAAGAGCCGTCAAACTGGAACCCGTAGCCAACCCCATTTACCCCGTATAAACACCTGGTTCCTGAGTGGCCGCCGAAGTTGTAGATATCGAACTCGTACAACCCTCCGGCTGGCCAAGCGACGGCTACCGCTGTTACTGTAACTTCCGCCGAGGTGGTTGGCGAAAGCCTCGTTGTTCTCAGCACATCTCCGACCACGAAAGACCCGTGGTGCGTGGTGTAATGGATCAGCCCTGCCGCGTCCCCGCCTGCCCATGTACCTGAAAGCAGGTCAACGTGGTTTACTGTGCAGGTTGCGCCGGAGGTTAAGCCTATAAGGGTATCACCTGATACAATTGCATTATTTCCTGTGTCAAATTCTATTGTCTCGCCAAGGTCCACTTCGACAAAGCCGTTGGCTGTTGATTTGTGCATTACTGCCGCCGAGCCGTTGTTTCGCCAAGCGTAATCAACCCCGTTGTAGGTCACGCACCCGAGAATACTGCCGGAACCAGGCACAGCAAGAATATGGCTGCGCCACATCTCGATTGCCGCCCGGATGTAAGTTGTATCGTCGGTATCATTGTCAGCGTTTCTCTCAACAGGCGCGGCCGACAATATGGCGGTTGAAATAAGGCCCATTTACATGAACATCCCAAGTGCGAAGAAATAGCACCTTTCAAGGGTTGGGTCGTTGGCCCCGGTTTCGTTCCTGACGAATAACTCCAGGTAATCGTCGGTTGCCAGCATCACGTCGCCATGCAGGGCTGTACTCTGAATGTTGGTCGTCCCGTCAGTAGTGCAGATAATTTCGGTAGAGTCGATAACCGTGCCGTTCTTGGCAAGCTTGAAGTGCAGGATTTGTGCTGCGGCCAGGGCCACACTGACCGAAATGGTGCAGGCGATATGCGAATGGATAGAAGGCTCGCCGGTGTAGGTCAGCCTGCCGCTGGTGGCTACGGTGAACCGGTGCGGGGTGTTGGTCTGGAGTCCACCGGTGTTCCAGTTGGTGACGTAATAAGTATCCGCTGCGGCGATGGTTGTCGCTGCCGGAGTACCGCCTTGATATACCCCCCCGTAGGAAGGATGGACGCTTTCCATCAAGTCCCGTAAATCCTGCGGTGAGATTCCCCCTGCGACGTTATCCGCCAGTAATGTTGCCAGTGCTGTTTTTGTCCGTGCGGTGTCAGCCATTATGCGAACCCGTTTGAAAAGCCGCTCGAAAATCCACTCCCGAGCGAGGTTGATTGATCGGAGATAATGTTAATCGTCTCCCCTGACTCGAATACTCCACTCACTCCAGAGACAACCACTTCGGCCACGGCGTCACCTCCCGCCCAAGTCCCTGAAGTAAGGTCAACGCTGACCACATGCCCGTAAGCTCCGGACGTTAGACCCTCAACCCGGTCACCAGACGATGGGGTTATCCCGTCCCCTGTATTCACGGTGAAAACCCAATAAGACGCATCTGACGGCAGGCTTTTCCCGTCTGTGCGCTCGAATCCTTCTATTCTGGTGTACCCGCCGAGGTTGCCCTGTTCGTAATTTGTGCAAACTATCAAACGCCCGGGTGGAATATCAATAGGCGGGGTGACCATATCCAGTCCGCCGGTTAACGGGAAGTATTTTTCTTGAACGCTCATTCGGTAATAATCACGTTGTCTTCGGGGTAATCGCTGTTGGTTCTGACCGATTGCCCTGGCAGTTGCGCGGCTTCAAGTTTGACTAGTTCCGCTTCGTAATCTTTTTCGGCTGACTTGTATAAATCCCAATCCTCGTAATATTCGGCGTAGAACATCTTCGCCCGGTAGAGGATGATATTCTCGAAGGTAGTTGGAATAGGGCTGGTGTCCGTATTGGCCGCGAGTCTGGTAGGGGCTGAGTAATACGAGGCCCAAACCGTATAGGTATCGTTTGGCGGGCCGACAAAGACTAAGGAATTTTCCGGCTTGATTACCACCCGGTCAGGTTTTACGTTGCTGGCTGTTGCTCCTAGCCGGTCATTGCTGTCCAGCCATTCGGAGTAGTCGTATTCTTTTAACTTCACAAATCCAGCTGTACCAGGTGACAGGACAAATCTTTTCCGGTCCCAGGTGATCAGGTCGGTTATCCCCAAGGTCGAAAGAGAATACTCACTGGTCCCGAGAGCCAGGGTAATCACTTGCCCGTCGGTCCTCAAGAAATTCCAGTTCTGATACAGCCCTTGAATCGTAGTGTCGGCGTCGGCAACCCAGTTGACTATCTTCTGGAGTATTCCGGTCTGCCCGGTTACAGCTTGCGGGATGTTCCCGGCTACTCCGGTGACTACAGGGAACTTCTGACACAGTGCAAGGAACGTGCTGCTCATCGCTTATCCCTCAGCAGGTCTTTGATGATCTCGATTATCTTCTCAGGATCGGTTGCCGCCGCGCATTTGGCGGTTCCGGTTTCTTCGTCCCGATTGCAGGTGGCGAAGCCATAATGCAGTTTGTGGCACGGGTAGCAGTCCACTCCATCCGGGATAAGCAGATAGGTGTTGACCCAATGCTTGCCGATATTGTCTTTAGACGAATGGGAGTGCATAAGCACCTTTGGCATTGCCTCGAAAGATACAGCGTTCATCACGCCTGTTTCGGGGCCGATTACCATGTCGCATTGCTGGGCCATGCTTAACGACTCACGAATTGACCACTTGCCGCACTTCCTGATCACCCGCTTTTCGTTGCGCCAGTCATATTCAATGATTGACGACAACTCGTCACCGACCAAAACAAACTTGGCGTTTTCGTGTTCATGGAGAATCCTGGCAATAACCATGTCCATATGCGGGTAAACTTTATGGACACTAGATCCTGCGATACTCCACATGATGACGGTGTTTTTCAAGCCCAGTTTGGCCCGGTATTTTACTGCCCAGCCTTTCTCCTGCTTCGATGGGTAGAACTTTGGAGCAGGATTAAATGGCACTCCGGCGATGGCGTGGGTGGCTTCCAGGTAGTTTACGTTCATTACCATGCGTCTGAACTCTTGGGGCCAGCGGTACGCTCTCCGGCCAGGAAGGGCGAGAAGTGAACCCTCTACCGACTCGGACAGGATGACAAACTTTTCAAACTTGCTCGACAACAGAGCCCAATATTTCCAGAGATCGGCATTTGGTATCTGGTTCTTCTCTTGGATCAGGAACTCATCAATGTGCGGGTCGTTCCGGACTATTTCCAAACCTGATGGCTCGGTATTGACGCAGACCGTGTATCCCTGCTCTTTTAGTGCTGGTAAGATGCTTGACATCTGGAGCATATCCCCAAAAGCGCCGTATCGGGAGACACAGACGGTCTTCCCTTCACGTTTTGGGATATCCTGTTCATCCCATGCTTTCTCGGGGTTTATGCGCGATATTTTCAACTAAGAGCCTCAATCGCCTGATCAATCATCATATCCCTGGTAGAAAACGGGAGCATTACTCGGCCGTTGGTTAGGTTCGCCACATAGTTGCGGACCTCTTCGGCTGTGTAATTGTCATAGAATTTGGGATAAGATCCGGGGTCTTTCTCGATTACAGCCTGCCCGTGTACCTCTCCGCCTTCCGGGATCTGATGATGCCGGCATCTGGTTGAGCCTTTCTTCGACACTCCGTTACACTGCGAGCCGTCTGGTTTGCGATATCCGCATCTCATCAGAAGTCAGCCGCGTCATGGAGGGGGAAATCCGTCCCGGTGGTATAGTCGGCGTGCAGTCTGCTCTGCCGGGTGGTGAAGTGCTCGTTATTCGGCTTGCGAGGATCTCCGACCGGGTGCTGGTTCGGTGAGCCAAGCGGGATATATCCACATTCCAAAGCGTGTTTGTCGGGTTTTTCCATGATTTAACTCCCTCAGTACCGGGGGCTAGGATAACCCCTAACCCCCGGCGTGGTTTAACAGATGGCGAAGGACATCCCGTTCTTGTTGACCTTCTCACTCGGGTTTGCCATCGGCTTCTGATCGCTGCCGGTGGTGTCCATGCCCTGAGACTTGGGGGTAGGGCTGATCTTGGACTGCTCGCTCAACCCGGTCTTTACTGAACCGCCGCTTTCTTCTTTCATCTTTGTTCTCCAGTTTTGGTAGATTAGCCTTACTCGCTCCTTGATCTTCTCTTTATCCATATAGACCGACATGCACACCGGCAGGCCGTATTGGCTATCCAGCGGGCAATCTTCCCGTTCGTGGATCATCTTGTGGCACGGTGAACATGGCGCGTCTGATTGAATGGAATAATCGTTGATAAAGTGCTTGGTAAGGTTCTCTTTGCTTGAATGGGTTAAAAGCCCAATCTTGGGCGTGTCAAATGCGCCCGCTGCGTTCAATACCCCGGTTTCGGGTGAGATTACGCAGTCAACGGCGCTGGTAATTACCATGGCTTGACGTGGTCCCCAAACTCGGACCCGGTTGGCAAGCCGTGGATGGTCGAAGGATAACAGCGTAATGTTGTCGCCCCCGGTCATAAAAACCTTCAGGCCGGGGATTTCGTCAAGAAGCTCTTCTATCACGTCGCTTGAATGCGGGTAGATCTTGTGCCAACTTGACCCGGAGAGTTGCCATAACAGATTGAACGTCCCCTGGTTTTTGAGCTTGAACGCCTGGGTCAAAACCTTCTCTGTTTCCGTGAGGTACAGTTCAGGCTTGCAGCCCCGTTCGTCCAGCTCGGCTAATTCCATTGCATAGTCCGCATAGTTCCGGTTGAAGCGTGAGTGACGCTCGCCGTGGGACAAAGACCACAACTCCGGATCTTTGTCCTTTTCGATGAGCAACGTCCGCTCCATGCTCTCGCACAGGTTTATCACCTTGCCGTACCGTTCGCGCATCGAGTCGAAATACTCTTTCAGCTGCGTGGTCGGGATAGCGTAGCGACTTTGGACAATGAACTCATCGATATGCGGGTTGCCGTCCAGGACGAATTTGGAATCCGCCGAGCAGTTGGCAATGACGTAATATCCCTGCTCTTTCAGAATCCGGTAGATGGGCGCAACGATGACCATATCGCCGAACCCACCATACCGGACAACAACGACTGTCTTGCTTTTGTCGTACTGCTTTTGCTCTACTTCTCCAGCGGTTTTCCTGAAGATCAGCTCGAAGGAATACTCGTCGTCCTTGTCGCGGACGGCGGTCCTTTCCATGAAAAAACCTTTGGGCATGGCTCCTACGATATCTTCAGGCAGGAAGTCATGTTTGTGGCGCGGATTGGCTCCTTCTTCGCCGATGTTTGGGTAAAGGTGCTTGTGTGGCAGATACAGGATCAAAACGCCGTCAACCTTGACCAGCCGCCACATTTCAGCGAGCATCCCTTTGAAGTCGATGACATCTTCCAGAAAATGACTGGAGAATACCACGTCAAAGGATGCGTCGCTGAAAATGCCGAGTGAATCAGGGTTGGTTATATCCATCTGGATATTCGCGGCCTCGGACATATAATCCAGTCCAATAGCCTCGGCGCAGACCTTTTCCCCACCGCAACCGATGTCAAGGATCCTGCCGCGCAAATACTCGGCGATCCGGTCCCTGACCTTACGCACCTCATTACCGTTGGAGGTTTCGAGCGCCCAGGCCATTAATCGAAGCTCTCCTGGTAGGTAAGGCCAAGCTGTCCGATGGCGCTGTTGGCATCGGAAGCGGTGGTCGTGCTGATGGCGATTACCCGGAGGTAGTCGGTTGCCACCAGATCCACGTTCATGTCGCTGGCCGACTGCGCAACCGCCAGGGCTGCTTCGTCATCGACGGCCAGGGTGCCGACAGAGGTCGTGTTCTTGTAGAGGTTAAGGGCCAGGGTGTTTCCTGCTCCGGTCTGGGCGGTTTTAACCTGATACTGCAACTTCTTCAGGGTAATGGCCCGGCCAGGGAACCAGGGCTCACAGGTGGTCGTGTGCGCCTTGGTGGCGGCACCGGTCCCGGCCTGGGGGGTCAGGAGCATGGTCGCGGCATCGTTGCCGGTGAACATATGCTTCTGAAGGGTTGTGAATCTCGTGTCATCGTAACTCATATTCGTTCTCCCTTAATGGGGTTGAAGGTTAAGCAGCAGAATCCCAGAGTATGATCCGCGCCTGAGCCGCCTGGGTATGGACCAGCCCGTAACCGAGCAGCGCGTACCAAGCTACGCCACGGCTACGCCCGAAGTCGGTCGGGATCTTGCCCCGGATTTCCTCGGGAATGGCAATGGCCTCGGCTACCGTGTCCTCGCCCATGAAGTGGATCATGTCGGAGACTGCATTGGTCCATGCCGCGTTGGCGGTAGAGCCGGTTCCGGCGGCGGCGTTGGTCTGCTCGATGAACCGGCAGCCTTCAAACCGGCCCTGTTCACCGTTCATGATCTTGGCGAAGCCGGTTTCAACGTACTGCTTGATCCCTTCCAGGTTGTTCTTCAGGGTCCGGAAAGAACTCGGCCGGCCGATGGCGTAATAATCGCCACTGGCATAGGCCGGGATATTCCGTTCCTTCATCAGGTCGATGATGGACTTGACATGCTCCTTACCTAAGGCGATACCATTGGTCAGGGTTGCGGTGCCGTTGGTGGTCAGGGTAACGGCTGAAGTATCGGTCCCGGAAGTCGGAACAACCCGAAGCGGGGTGTCGTCGAACTTGGACTTCGCGGCCAGGTCGATACTCTTCACTGCGTGGTTTTTGAGTACCTTGCGGATGATCTCCTTAACCGGCTGCTCGGAGAGGTCATCGAGCTTGCCGGTATAGGGAACGCTGCGGCCGAACTCATTGATGGTCAGGGTGCCCTGGGCAATGGTGAAATTGTCTTCCGGCATCACGTCGGTTTCGGCGATTCCGGTCGAACCGGCAGTACCATCGTCGGAAAGGTCGGAATAGACATTCCAGTGAAACGTCTGGCCCTTGCCCAACCCCTGAAAGACCGCGTCCTTGGCGTCGCAAAGCTGCCGGTACTTGCAAGCAGGCTGTACGGCGGTCCGCAGTTCTCGGCTCAGGTTGTCTGAATACATATAACCACCAAGGCTATTGGTGGCCCAAATCTGTCCTGTAGGCATAATGCCTCCTTATTGCCGGATTTAAATCCGGCCTGAGAGCATAGCGGATCGTTCTGCAACCATATCCGCTACGACCTGTTGTCTTGTTTTCGGAGTCTCCGTTTTCGGCCCTTCGGCAATCTTGCTTGTCTTTACCGTGAGGGTGTGGGCGGCGGCACCGCGTTTCTGTTCCAGTTTCTTCTCAATGTCGGTCTTGGTCTTCACGCCAGCGGCCTTCAGGATCGTTTTGTGAACGGCTTCCGCCGCTTCCAATAGGATCTCCTTCGGGCTTTTCGACTTGTCCTGATTGAAGATTTCAGCCGACTTGGTGTTGATGGCAGCTTCAAGCGCCGGGTCGCCCAGCAGGTGACTGTACCGTGCTTTAACCTCCGCTTGACCTGCGGCCAGGTCTTTCTTATACTCCCGCGCCGCAATTGCGTTATCCGCTGCTCTGGCAATCTCCGCCTGTGTTATGGGCTTCGGTGCAGCTTGCGCCGGGCCAACCGAGTTCTTGATGATCTGCGTCAAGATTTTAGTCGCCTCTGCGCTGTCTTCCACCAAGAACGCTTCACCCAACTTCCCGACAAGTTCCGGGTCCAGGTCTTTCGCCGATTCACCCGCAGGCGTGGCTCGAAGTACGGCCAGTTCAGCCTCTTTCGTTGCCAATTCCTGCGCCCGGCGCTCGTTATCCTTGCGCTGGGAGGCTGCATCTTCCAGCCGCTTATCGGCCGTCAGGTGCTTCTGGTATTCCTTTACCCGTTCCGGTGTTACCTCGCCTTCGGTCCCGAGCCGTTCATTGATCTGGTCGGCTGATACTTGACTGGTCTGGCCGTCAATCTTTACTTCAACGGTCACATCGTTCTCAACCTCTTCAGCTTCCGCCGCAACGGGTAGGTCGCTTTCCTTCTCAATCACGACTCCTTCCTCGGCAAGTTCGTCCATCCGGCGCTTGGTGGCCTGGGCGAAGATCTTCTCTCGGTCGGTGAGTTCCTTGGTTTCTACTTCCTGCACTTCTTCAATCGGCAGTTCCTCGCCGATCTGGTTTTCTTCCGATACGCCTTTATTGGTAGCATCGTCTTTCATCTGCCCATCTCCTCAAGTTCGATTGCCACCCGCTGATCTGCGTCAGCGAGTTCTCTTACCGCGTCTCTGAGCCATGCGAATACCAGCTTCGGAACTCTGGCCCGTTCCTGGATCAGTCGGATAGCCTTCGCGTCCTCCGGATCCACATCGAGCAATTCCTTGAAGGCTTGTTCCTCTTCCAATGATGCTTGTCTCAGTAGATAGCGGCCTACTATAGTATCAAAGAAGCTTTTCGCGGCGCTGCCAACTTCAAGTGTCTGGCGTAGTTCCGCGATTACTTCCGAGTACTCTTCTTGTTCGCTCAAATCCCTTGTCTCCCTGTGCTGGCTTTGAAGTTCAGTTCATCGCGCTTCAATGCCTGGTCTTGCCTGCGCCCGATTTCTTTCAGAACTGAGAGTTCATGGTTCTTGCCCTTAAGGTCAAGCTCACCGGCTTTTACGCCAAGGTTTTCATATAGGGCTGAAAGTTTTATTTCCTTCTCCAGTGCCATCTTGGCAAAGGCTATTTCCCGGTCCACCAGTAATTTGTTTTGGTTGAGTCGGGCATCATCCTGTATCTCAATCTCCCGGAGTTGTAGTTCCTTCATCTTGATTTGCTCTTCCGCTGTCGGCGGAGGTGGGCCTTGCTGCTGTTCTTCTTCGCCTAGCCCGTTGAAGAACCGGTCACCGTTTTTGTACCCGGCGTTGCCGAATACCTCAGATACAACTTCTTCGCCTTTCAGTTTTTGGATCAGACCAGGGATAACAGCTACTGTGTTGAGGGCCATGGAAAACTTTTGAATCTTGCGCACCGGGTCGGTAGCTCCGTACCCGACATCAATTGTCACTTCAACCGCGTGTTTCAGCAGATCGTTGGTAACTTCAATATTTTCTGGAAGCTTGGCCCGGTCTTTGGCTAGTTGCAAAACCTTCGGGTCAGTTTCGTATGCTTTCTCCAGCGCCACCAAATGCCTGACTACCGGCTCAATGAACGTCTCGGCGTAGGTGCGGATGGTGTACTCGGTCATTACATTGGCGTTGTCTTTCACCATGCCCATGCCGCCGACCGTTTCACCGAGCTTGCGGTTACTCATCACGCTTGACTGGCTGAATGAGCCCATAACTTCGTCAAAGTCGGTGTTGATCCGGTCCTGGTCGGCGTAGGACGAGCCGGTTACGTCTCTTACGTCAATCGGCTTAACGTCTTTGTTGATATCGCTGACCATTACCAACCCGCCAGGGACTGACCTTTTTAACGCTCTTAAGTCAACCGAAGCGGCCCGGCGAACAAACGATCTGTTGTTCAGGGCCAGCTTGATGTTGTCAAAGCGTTGGTTGAAATTGTCGTTACTCGCGGCTTGTAGTTCCTGCCCCAGTTCGACCAGTCCGGAAGGATTGCTCCGATGTGTTTCAATTACGCTGTGCCCGATTACATACGGGCGCATACCGTGAAGCACAACTTCTTTCAGCGGCACGGGGTCGGTTAAGAGATGACCAACTCCCAAGGTGAACCACTGCATGTCTTCGCCGTCGATCTCCATGATATTGCGGTGAACCCACACAGGCGTATGCCCTGGGATGGGAGAAGACGTGTCGGTCGGATCTTGCCTGCCGCCTTCCCTGGTTTGCCGGGTGCTGTCGTTCGCATTCTCGGAAATATCTGAAAGCAACTGACTTTCGTCCAGCTTCTTCCATTTCGGAGCGTTGGTCTTGGGGTCGAGCTTGGTCATCTCCGACTGCACGTCCTTGATGTGCATGGGGATTAGTTCGATCACGTACGGGCTGGAGTTGATCGGGTCCAGCCAATCAGCGGCCGGGTGAATTCTCAGGTTCTCGTTCGGCACCAGAGAGACGACTGGCCGGTCGTCAACTACTTCGTAAACTGGCTCGTAAACCAGTGAACCGTCTTCGTTGCTGCCTGCCAGCCGTTCCTGCTCTGTTTTGCGTTCCTCGAACTTCCATTCGATTCTGGCGATTGCACTGCCGTACACCTGGGCGTCTTGGAATCCACCAATAACAATCTTGAACCAGGGGATTGAGCTGCCAGTCAGGCGATAGTTGACCAGCTCCATCAACAGGTCGGCTGATATCCGGGCTTCGGGGTTGTTGTAATCCTCGGCCTGGATAGATACTACATCCTGGGTCGAGAAGAAGGCGGCGACGGCGGCGGCTTCGTTCTGACGTACTGCGCTTCTGGTTTTGGGCCTAAAGATCCGGGATCGGGAAAGATATGCCGCAGAATGGTATTTGCTCCCGGCCGGATGACGGGACATGAAGTTGGAGATATTTCGTTCCCACTGCTTACGCAGGTTGGCATCTACATAATTGGTCGAGGTCGAAAAAGCATCACGGGCCAGCTGAAGGAAGTCGGTTCCCTCGACTTGTACTTCGTCTTCGAGCGGGGCGGTGTCGTTCATTTGCCGATCCAGTTCGGGACACAATGCCCGTCAAACTTGGCGTTGCCCCTGATATCTTTGGGTAATGCCAGGATTTTACTTTCGAGCCTGCTCTTGCTGACTGTTTCTCGGGGGAGAAAGAACCGTTCCAATATCTCGCCGCCGACCTTTGCCAGTTTACTGCGGAGTACTTTCTCAGAATACAGGACTTCGTGCAGGTGGATAACAAATGGAATAGTCGAGTCCATGAACGTCGGCTCAACGATTTTGATGATCCCTTGCCTGGCGTCAACACAAGCAGACCATGCGTAACCGGGATATGCGGCGGAGAGAATTGTTACTATCGAGGATGCCAGCTCGAATTCGCGTTGCTGTCTGGCGGAGAGTGCCCCGGTGAATTCCTGCATAAAGAAATGGCCCGCAGTTAGCTTTCGCTTTCTTCACGGGCCATTTCAGGAAGTCCCGGCACACCGGGGGCTGATGGTGCCTGGTTTATTTTAACACACGCTCGGAGGCAATCTTAACCTGTCTAATGCCTCCCTCATTGATTGTTACACTGAAATTCAATACTTTGGTAGCTTTTTTTTCAGCCGCGTCAAATAATTCTTGTGCCAGGGCTGCCTTGACTTCTTCCGGTTTCAAAGTTTCCCCCTCAATCCTCTTTATAAACCCCTGTTCCTTCCTGGTTCGCCTTTTCAGTAAACCCCAGCTTCTTTGTGTCTTTACGCTTGAACTCATACACCACGGGGTCAGGCTCCGGGCCGGCCACTTTGTCACAGATATCTTTCCAGCTCTGCTGCCCGCTCATTAGTATGTTTCCTCCATGTCAGGATTAGACTCTTGAGCCGTCATCTCTTGGACTACACAATTACGACAGGCGGAGACTTTTTGCAATCCATTTAGTTGAGAGTACTCACAACCGATACAGTAGTCCCTGGTGTGTTCCCGGTATCCTGACAGCTGATCTTTGACCGGTTTAGGGAAATGGTTCATTCGTACCCCAACATTTCGGCAAACTCTGTCATCTCCTCAGTTAACACCAAATCCCGGTCTTCGGCCAGGAGATCGGTCTTCCATCTTCCCGCCCGCCCGTCGGTGATGTGGTTAGAGTGGAACTGCGTGTTTTCTTCCACCAGATGACCGTCGGCGGTTGCCGTGGTCGCCATGTTTCGGAAACAGGCCGTGAACTTCTTGACTTCCTTCGGGCTGGTGTTTCTGCTCATGATCTGCGCTTGGGTTATTGAGATACCAGCGCCCATGTACTCGCCGATGCTTTGGATAACGTGCGCCGGGCTGCTAATCACATCCTCGTACCGGATGATCAGGGAGCGGTCGGGAAACGATAGAAACACTTCGGCGTAGGGCTTGGCGGCCATGATCACCGATAGTGATTCCGCCGGTGTTTCGGTTGGCACAAATGCCCGCCGGCTTACATAGCAGTCTCGCGGATCTCTGATGGTGTAGATGTTTCTAAACCGACCCGAGAGAATCCCGACCATCGCATCTCTTGACGGGTAATGCGCTTTAATTACCATTGGGCCAGAGGCGTTTGCTATCACAGCGTCGATATCGCCAATATTGCAATATTGCGCTTGCACATCTCCGTATAGCCCTTGGGATATCATCCGGGCTATATTGAACGCCCATGTTGAAGCGGTGCGCATCATGCCGGAACAGATCGTAATCAATATGCGGCCTCCTCTTCCGGTTCCATTTCCTGCCGTGAGTATTCTTGAAACTCTGAAAACCCCCTGGCTATTTGGATAAACGCGCTTGATGGATGGCTGGCCCAATTATGGAGTGGCCTTTCCCCTGGCTCCCCGCGCTTATCGTTCCATTCGAGTTGGTAGTTCTCCAGAGCAGCCAGACCTTTGTCGCACTTCTCCTTGTCGAACCAGCACTTAGGCAGGATCATCCGCACCGAGTCAATCCCCTCCTGGTTGCGGAGATCGGTTTCGCGCTTGACCGTGATTATGTTCGATACCCCCAGCGATTCCAGGACTTGCTTTCTTGACAAGTTGTTTTCCTGGGTCAGGTCGGTCACGTCGATATCATGCGGCAGATAGTGAAAACCATAGTTATATCCCAACTGCTCGCGCTTCTCTCTCATGATTCTGACGTAGTGAGTCAGGGGAACACCTTGATTCTCGTAAAAGTCAATGAACCTGAACTGCCCGCCGTAATACTGGAAGAACCAGATCGGGTTTGAATCGTTGCGTCCCAGATCCCAGCCAGTATGAACCAACAACGCCGGGTCATGAGGTACGTTTCTAATCCGGCGCTGTTGCCGTAATACTTGGATCTCTTTTGCCCAGAAAGCGCCACGAACAGCCGCTTCAAATGCTTCGTCCGGGGTGCTTGGGTGCTCGCGCTTCATTTTGTCGCCAAGGACGGCTGCTTTCTTGACGTACCAAGACTTCTGGCCCTGGTCTAGTTCAATACCGAACTGGCGTTTCAGGTCTTCAAAATACTGCTGCATCTCGGAAACGATTAAAACGTCTTCATCCAGGCGGTAGCTCGGTTCTTGGAACCACGGGAAGAAATGGAACTTATAGTCCATCTGGGTAAGTTCGGCGCCCTCGTCCTGCAGCTGTCTCGCTGTCTTGACCATCGCCGCAAAATCACCGCCGCGCCCCTCCGCTGTTGACTCGACAAAAATCATTTGCCCGGTTGAAACTGCCTCAAATGCGCCGGTTTTGATCTCGTCTGCTTTCTCCGGGTATTTAGCACAGATTTTACCGTACTCGCTGACCAACAGATATTGGCAGGTGCCGGAACGATACGAGACACCGACTGAGATTGTCGAGCCATTGGAAAACTGCATCTCGGTTTTACTGTCGGTAGTCGGCCAGACCAGCTCTTTGATATCGGCCGGGAGCCGAGAGTATGGGAATTGGATTTTACGGCGGAAGATCTTGGATACGTCTTCCAGGTTATGCGCGATGATGCCAGCCTCAACCCCGGAATTAAACAGGCACTCGTCCAGGAAATAGAGGCAGATAAACGTGGTCATACCCAACTGCCGGGCCTTGAGTATGATGTTCAGATACCAGATCGCCCTGAACAGCTGGCGTTGCGCCCAATTCATCTTGAACTGGACTTCCTTTCCCCGCTTGTCCCTGATCCGGTAGAGATTGTCCATCCGCCACCGCTTGTTGCCAAGCAATGCGGTTTTCTCTGGGTCGGTCAGCCCGGCCCAACCGACCTCTGCGCATCGAGCTTTGACTGTTTGTATTTCGCTACTGGACACGGGGGCATTTCGCGTTGTAGAAACAACAACTTAAAAAATCGTGCCTAACATTCATCTTCGCCCTCTTCCGACTCCGGCAGCCCTCTGGTTTTGCCATCGACCGCCTTTAACAGCTCGGCCAGGCCTTTGGTTTTCTGCTCGTTGTCGCGCTCAAACATGCCCAGGTGCTTCATCAGCTGTTCCCGCGCCTGATGCCGGGCTGCCCATTTTACCTTGCGGACCATTACTGGCTCTCGTTTCCCGATCTGCTCGAACTCTACGGCGGTCAGGGCCATGCGGGTGTCTTCGTCTAGCTCAGTGATATCTCTGAGTGAGCCGTCTTCACGGTAGAGCTTGGCGGGGTCGAAAGTTATTTCTTGATAGATTGACCGGACTGCGAGGTCGGTGGTTAGTTCGTACTTACGTGCGGTTTCTTTCGCTCTTTCAGATAGTTGCGCCTTAATGTTAGCGTCTGACAGCAGCCGTGAAGCTTGCTGCCGTGCGGTTTTGTGGGTGTAACCAGCTGTTTTAACGGCCTCTGTGCCGTTCCCCCCGTTAGCGATATACGCCTCAATGAATTTCTTCCGGCGCATCGCTATTGACTCTTTGGATGTACCGGCGTTTTTTGGCTTCCCCGGCTTCCGCGCCATTTAGTTCCCGCCTTTGGTTTTAGTGGGTTTTCCCGCTTCGCACAGTGCGGCAATTACGTTATCGGCGACTATCTGAATAGCTCCTAGCCCCTCTCCGTATCTCAGAATACCTTTGTCCCAGGTGAACGGGCCGATCTTTACCAGGGTTTCTAATATCTGCTGGGCTAGGGCTTGCTCGGCCAGGATATCTTTGTTGGTGACTATTACGGTACCCGGTGGGGAATCTGTCTGGGTGGGCGCGTAGTGCATCTCGCACCTGAGTTGCCGACATAGTGCTTTGAACTGCTCTACTGCGGCTTGGTAAACGATGGGTGCGTCCATTCTTACCTGCTGGTGAATTGTCTCAATAACCATATCCTCATAAAACCATGCGTAACTTATTCTTTTGGCGACATTAACCGCAATAACTACAAACACGATAACGGCGATAATCAAGCCAAGGAACTTTCCCGCGTTCATAAACTTGTCATAAAAATCCATGGCTATGTCTCTATGAACCTACACCCTTCAATTCTGCCTTAGTCCTGACCCCTTTCGAGGTATCTCAGCCACCACCTGACCTCCCCAAATTCTACCCAACCCCGCAGAAATACGCAAGCAATTAGTTAAATCTAGGGGGCAATTCTGCGCTTGTTTGTATGAATCTCGCACTATCTCCATGGCACCCGGCCCGGTCTTCGCCGTCCCAAACATACAATACCGTGACTCTTCGGGGGTCGCGAGGATTAGCTAATTCCGTTGGCACGTAGGCGCTGTCTCATTGTCGAGCAGCGCCTTAAA